CAAGAGTTTACCGCGAAAATCTTTAATGACCGCGAGCAAGCTTTCGGTAATAGTATCGTCTTCGAGTCTGGGCGGCTACAGTTTACGAGCAATAAGACGAAAGTCTCTCTTATCGCTCAACTCGCGCCGTATGGACTTCTCACAATTAACCAGGCGCTCGAGATACTCAACCTACCGAGCGTCGCCGACGGCGATAAGCGGCTACAGGCGCTTAATATGATCGACTCGGCGCTCGCGACCGAGTATCAACTCGGTAAGAAGCTCGACAACCGGCTTAAAGGGGGCTCAGACGATGAGCAGTAAGCGCACTCATTACAGGATATGCCCGAATTGCGGCGCGGCTCTGGACGTCGGCGAGCGGTGCGAGTGCGAGCGTATCGACTCTCTCGCCGATATGCGAGGACTCAGAGTATACCGAGAGCAGGAAGACGGCGAGACCGTCTTCGTACTCAGAGACAAGAAAAACGGTCAATACGTCGGCTTCTCGAACGACGCCGGCTATCTGATTAACTACCTTACAACCGGTAGAGTGGGGGCTTAAACATGAAAGAGATACGAGTAATGGAAATACGAGCCGAGACGCCGCCGGCAGACGGCGAGAAAGCTCTTATTTTGACCGGTAGACCGGTCGTATACGAGACGCCGACGACGATACACGATATTAGCGGTAGCTATATCGAGATCGTAAAGCGCGGCGCTCTCGACGGTGCGGACCTAAGCGACGTACGGCTCTTAGTAGGGCACGACGCGAGCCGTATACCGCTCGCTCGTACGCCTAAAACGATGAGCTTAACGGTCGACGACAACGGTCTCGCTATGCGAGCGGTGCTACCGGATACCGAAGCCGGTAGAGAAGCCTACGAAGCGGTAGAGCGCGGCGATATTCGCGGTATGAGCTACGCTTTTACCGTACCGGATGGCGGCGACGAGTACGACCCGTATACGAATACTCGCACGATTAAGCGTATCGGTAAAATACTCGAGTGTACTCTTACGGCTTTTCCTGCTTACGAGTCGACTACGGTCTCGGTAGAGAGCCGCGAGTCGCGTCTTCTTCTCTGTGGTCTCATGGAAAAGAGACGAGCGGCGAAGATACTCGTAAACCAGATTATGAAAGAGAGGTACTAAGATATGGCTAAGAAGCGCGGCGACGCTCGGTATACTTTCGCTTTTGCGGCAGACGTACAAGCGCTCGCGACCGAGAAGCATATTAAAGTCGTCTCTTTCAACGTCGCGGAACGGAAAGACCGTAAAGGTAGCTACGACTATTTGACGGTAAACTTTCTCGTACCGAGACCCGATAGAGACGTTGTAGAGACCACAGAAAAGACGCCGGTAGAAGCGACCGTCGAGCCCGACGAGACGACTACCGCCGCTCAGATCGACGAGCCCGTCGGTACTGTGGCGCTCGAGACCGTTATTTCTGAGCTCGAGAAAGAGCTCGACCATAAGACCGACGCCGAGAGCGTCGAGAAAGACGAGGTAAATAACCATGAAATTTAAGACTATTGCGGAAGCTTTCAACTTCTACCGTACTAAGACCGTCGAGGAAATGCAGACTCGCGCCGCCGCTATCGCCGCTGAGATCGACAGCAACGCCGACGCCGACGTCGAAGCGCTTAATATCGAGCTCAAAGGTATTAAAGAAGCTCGCGACAACGCCGAGAGCCGTAGCGACGCGAAGCGTACTCTCTCTCTTCTCGAGACCATGAAGAGCGAGAAGCGCGATGCTTTCAACGCCGAGACCGTCTACGAGAGCGAAGAGTACCGTAGCGCTTTCTTTAAGACCATGCTTAACCAGAAGCTCAGCGACGCCGAGACTCGCGCTTTCGCTCTGGGTATGGAAGTCGCCGAGAAGCGCGCCGACGCTTACAATACCGCGAGCAATAGCGCCGCCGTACTGCCTACCGAGACTCTGAACGAGATCATTAAGAAGGCTCGCACTATGGGCGGTCTTCTGGGCGAGTGTCGCGCTTTCAATATCCCGACGAAAATCTCCGTACCTATCGGTACGCCGAGCACTAAAGCGGCGTGGCATACCGAAGCCGCCGCGGTGGAATCTGAAAACGTGACCGTCGCCGCTGTGACCTTCGACGGCTACGAGATTATGAAAGTCTTCTCTATCTCTGAAAAGGTGCGTAAGATGAGCGTCGCCGCTTTCGAGAGCTATCTCGTCGAAGAGCTTACCGCTTGCGTTATGGAGACTCTCGACTACGCCGTCGTTAATGGCTCTGGTAGCGGACAGGGTACCGGACTCGAAGCCGGTATTACGTGGGTTAAGACCGCCGGCGCGACTCAGAATCACGTCGAGATCGCCGCTAACGCGAGCTTTACTTACGCAAAGGTAATCGAGTTTGTCGCTCTTCTGAAGCGCGGCTACGCCGCCGGCGCTAAGATGGCGATGAATAACAAGACGCTTTACAACGTCTTCTACTCTATTCTCGATACGACCAACCGCCCGATTTTTATCGCCGACCCGAAAGACGAGTCTATCGGTAAGGTGCTCGGTTTCCCGGTCGTTATCGACGACAATATCGCCGATAATACCGTCTATCTCGGCAACTTCGCGAAGTACTACGGCTACAATATGCCCGAGGGTATCGTCGTCGAGTCTTCTCGCGAGTCGAGCTTTAAGAAGGGCGTCGTCGACTATCGCGCTATGGCTATCGCCGATTGTAAGCCGCTCGTCGCTGACGCTTTCGTGAAGCTGAGCAAAGCCGCCGCGAGCAACTAATACCGGCGAGACGGTAAAGTCTGGTAATACGGTAACATGAGCAAGAGAGAGCTCGAGACGCTCGGTAAAATGGGCTCTCGGCTCTCTCTTCGCTTTAAGACCGCCGTAGACGGCTCAGACGAGCCCGTAGCGCTTCTTCTGTGGTCTCTACGAGAAATATACGGTCGAGCCCGTAAACGGCTCAGAAGGGCAAATACGGCGCTTTCTGAGCGAATTATAGCGAGGTGGATAATATGACCCTATACGACGCTTGCAACGTACTGCACGTAAACGAGGGCGATAACGACGAGCTCATACAGACGCTTATTATGGCGCTACCGGATTATATCGAATTAGCGACCGGCTTATCGGTAGACAACCAAGTAAGCGAGCCGATGGTAGATACCGTCGCCGGCTTAATCCTTACTCAATGGTATTACGCCGACCATGCCGACGACCAAAGTCTCACGAGAACGATTAACGCGCTCTTAAAGGCTATCACGCTTAGAGCGCGAGCTTATGCCGAGTAAGTACGGTAATAGCGACTTCTACAACTCGCGAGCGTGGCGGCGAGTCTCGGCGGCGTATCTGAGCTCGAAGCTCTACACTTGCGAGAGGTGCGGTAAACCGGCTCAGATATGCCACCACAAAAAGTACTTAGACGACGTGAACGTACACGACCCGAGCGTAGCGCTCAGCTTCGACAACTTAGAAGCGCTCTGTATTGACTGCCACAACGCCGAGCACGGACTACGGCACGACGTAGCGCTCTTCGACGACGCCGGCGAGATCGTCGCCGTAAAAGAGAGCGTAGATACCCAGAGATACCAGAGAGACCGCGAGCAGATCGACGACGTAGTAGCTCGAGCGAGGGCTCTTCTCTGTGGTCTCAATGAAAGCGAGGTGTAGACCATGAGCAGAAGAAAAAACCCGTTAAAAGAGCTTCTCGAGCGAGTACCGGAAGATAAGTATACCGTCGCCGCGAAGATCGTCGAAGAGCTTCTTTTCATGGAAGAGACGCTTACCCGTCTTAAAGCCCAGATACGCGAGACCGGAGAGCTCGAGCACTTCCAGCAAGGAAAGCAGGACTTTTATAGAGAGTCGCCAGCGCTCAAAGCGTATAATACGACGGTACAGCGCTACGGTATGCTCTATAAACAGCTTACCGATATTCTCGGTAAGTCGGTAGAGACGGAAAAGAAGAATCCTGTATACGACTTTATAAAGGGTGCGTAGCAATGAGACCACAGAAAGAGAACGTCTTACCGTTTCCAGAGGGCGAGACGAATTGTATCGACGAGTATCTCGACGCTATACGCTCTGGTAAGTGTATCGTCGGTAAACGTATACGCCGGCAATACGAGAAGCTAAGTAAAGCGATACACTCGCCGACCGGCGGCTATATCTTCGACAAGCGTCGCGCCGAGAAGCCGATAGAGTTTATCGAGCGCTTTTGTAAGCACTCTAAAGGGGAATGGGCAGGACAACCGGTAAAGCTCGAGCTCTTCCAGAAAGCTTTTATATCGGCTTTATTTGGCTTTATAAGCGCCGTAGACGGCTCGAGAAAGTACAGAGAGACGATACTCTACGTCGGTCGTAAAAACGGTAAGAGTACGCTTCTCGCCGGTCTCGCGCTCTATTGCATGATCGCCGACGGCGAAGCCGGCGCGGAAGTCTATAGCGTCGCTACCAAGCGAGACCAAGCGCGGATTATTTACGAAGAAGTCTGTAATATGGTTAAGCAGAGCGGCGACCTTGCGAGTATCACGAAGAAGCGCAAGAGCGACTTATACTTTCCGCTTACCTTCTCGAAAATGCAACCGCTCGGAAGAAATAGCGATACGCTCGACGGTCTTAATAGCTCTCTGGTAATCATAGACGAGCTACACTCTATCAAAGACCGGAATACCTACGAAGTCATGAAACAGAGCCAGAGCGCGAGACGTCAACCGCTCTTAGTCATGATAACGACCGCCGGTACGGTGCGCGAGTGTATCTTCGACGATATGTATAAATACGCTTGCGGCGTCTGTGACGATACCATAGAAGACGAGCACTTCTTACCGGTACTCTATGAGCTCGATAGTAAAGACGAGTGGCTCGACCCGATGAAATGGGAAAAGGCTAACCCGTCGCTCGGTCATATTAAGAAGCTCGACGACCTTATCGGGAAAGTCGAGCGAGCGAAGCAGAGCCCGAGAGACCTTACCGGCGTACTCGTAAAAGATTTTAACGTGATACAGACCGTCGGCTCGGCGTGGCTTACCTTCGAGGACATCAATAACGAAGAGACCTTCGAGCTCGAGCGCTTTAAGGGCTACTATGCTATCGGCGGCGTCGACCTATCGCACGTCGGCGACCTTACCGCCGCGACGCTTCTTTTCATGGATAAGAGCGAGAAGCGGTACGTCGTTCAAATGTACTGGTTACCGAGAGACCACTTCGAGAAGCGAGTACACGAAGAGAAGATACCTTACGACAAGTGGTACGAAGCCGGTCTTCTTCGTCTCTGTGAAGGTAACCAGATCCAATATAGCGACGTTACGAAGTGGTTTCTCGAGATGGTAGAGAAGTACGACGTTACGCCGGCATGGATATACTACGACCCGTATAGCGCGGCGTACTGGGTGCAGGAAATGCAGAGCGCCGGCTTTAATCTCGTCAAGTGCTACCAAGGCGTAAAGACGCTCTCGCTACCTATGCAGAAGCTCGCCGCCGACCTTCAAGCGAAGAAGATTAACTACAATAACTCGAGTCTTCTTAAGTGGTGTATCACGAATACCGGCGTAAAGACCGACGTAAACGGCAATATACAGCCCGTCAAGGCTCAGAGCGCGAAGTACCGTATAGACGGCTTAGCGAGTCTTCTCGACGCCTACGTAGGGCTTGTAGACCACTACCAAGAGTATTTAGATACTCTATAAGAGAGGTGTAGACAATGGCTAAGAATAATAGCGGTCTCTACTACAAGAAAGACAAGAAAGCCCAGATTTACAAGAAAATAGACTTGTCGCAACCCGGCGGTATGCCGAGATACGGCTACGTACCGCGAGCGGCTTCTCTTCTGTGGTGTTATTCCGCTCAGCTGTCGCAACAAGGCGTATATATGGCTCACGCCTACGGCGACGACGAGACTCGGCTCTTCGTCTTCAATTACGACGCGAAAGTCGAATTTGACCAACTGGTATTATATCGCGGCGTCTGGTATCTGATAACGCGAGTCGATACGAAAGACGACTATAACGGCGAGCTCTTCGTCTACGTGAAGAACGCCGTCGGCGGTAAGATACCGAGCGAAAGCAATATCTACGAGTACGACCCGCGATACTGGGAAGACTGAGAGAGACAAGAGACCACAGAGAAGAGAGCTACCAGGCCGGCGGCTCTTTTCTTTTGTGGTCTTCCTGTATAACGCTTCTCTTCTGTATTACTGATAAAGAAAATAGACGCTTGACAAATACAAAGCGAGCAATTATACTATTAAACGGCAACTAATACCGCCGGTAGTACCGGTAATATAAGAAAGAGAGGTAACCACAGAATGAGCGAGAGAATCAAAGAGTACGAAGAGAGAGCTCGAGAGTGTTTGTCGTTCAATCTCAAACAACTTACCGACGCTCTCGCTACAGGCTCGTTAGAAGCATGGATAGACGAGCAACTCAGCGTAGACGACCCAGACGACCCGAAGAGTAACGGACACGATATTTTAATCACGTACGGCGGACCGACCGTATATCTCGATACCGGTACGGCGCTCTTCCATTATCACGAGAACGGCTTCGACGATTATACCTTGTCAATCGACCCAGAGCTCGCCGAGAAGCTCGAAGAGATCGCGAAAGAGGTAAGCGCATGAGAATTATAACGCTTCTCAATCAGAAGGGCGGTACAGGGAAAACGACGACCGCGATTAACGTCGGCGCGGCTCTCTCTCTCTGTGGTCTCAAAGTCTTACTCGTCGACTTAGACCCGCAAGGCAATCTTTCCCAGAGCGCCGGCTTCGACGAGCTCAGCGACGGCGACGTAACGACGTACGAAGTACTCAAGGGCGAGGACATAAACCGAGCGATAAAGACGAAGCACGTAAAAGCGCCGTACGACGTCTTACCGACCGATATACGGCTCAGCGCCGGCGAGATCGAGCTCGTAAACGTCGACCGGCGTAACTACCTTCTTCGCGACGCTCTGAGCAAGATTAAGAAGAGCTACGACTTTATTCTCATAGACTGCCCACCGAGCTTAAATATCTTTACGCTCATGGCACTTACGGCGGCTACAGAGGTAATTATACCGGTACAAGCGCAATACTTACCGCTTAAGGGCGTCGCTCAGATACGCGATACCGTCGAGCTCGTACGAGATCGCTTTAATAAGTCTCTCCAGATCGGCGGCGTATTGCTTACCTTCTTCGACGACCGTCGTAATCTCGATAAAGACGTACTCGAAGCGCTCGAGCAAGCTTTCGAGGGGAAAGTCTTTAAGACCAAGATAAGCACTAACACGAAGATAGCAGAAGCGCCGAGCTACGGTAAAGACGTCATAAACTACAGTATCAATAGTAAGGGCTCTGTGCAGTATCGAGCGCTCGCCGACGAGATACTCAGACAAGAGACCACAGAAAGAGAGGGGTAAGCATGGCGAAGATACTCGGTAATAATCCATTACTCGCGAAGCCGGTCGAAGAAGAGCCGGTACTCACAGAAGAAGAAGTCGCCGCGATTAGAGCGACTCAGAGCGACTTAGACGACTTTACGACCATGAGCTTTAAGATTAGAAAGACGTATCTTAAGAAGCTCAGAGACTACGCCTATACGAACCGTATCGAGATTAAGTACGCTCTCGACGAAGCGCTCGGTCTTCTTCTGGATAAGATCGACGACGCCGAGCTCATAGAATACCCAGAGAAGACGAGAAAGCCGAGAAAGAGAGGTAATACGGTATTATGATTAAGCTACCGACCGTAACGGCGTATACCGTCGATGAAGTCGCCGAGATACTGCACCGTTCACAACAAGCGGTAAGAGCTCAAATAAAGAGCGGCAAGCTCAAAGCTCAGAAAGTCGGTAGAGCGTGGTACGTGACCGAGAAGACTCTTACCGAGCTCGTAACCGGCGAGAAGATCGGAAAGACTCAGAAGCGCGAAGAGGTGTAACGGATGATATACGAACTTTCGCCGAAAGAGCGAAAAGAGCTACGGTCTATCGTAGAGGGCTATAGCAAGCTTATAAAAGACGTCGAAGCTCAGATAATCGAGCTCGCGCCGGCAACGCCGAGACCGGAAGAGCCGAGCGTAGAAGCTTTCGAGGAATGGCTTAATAGCGGCTCTCAAGAGTGGAGAAACGCCAGAGAGAGACGCTCAGAGCTCATTAGAGCACAAGCAGAAGCGCGAGCCGAGTATCTTCGCTCTGTGTACGACGCCCACTTCGCGAAGCTCGGCAACGACCCAGACGCGATAGTAAAGAACGCTTGCGAAGAGATAGACGCTTATATCGTCGCGAGGTATAACGACTACGAAGAGAGCCGTACGACCGGTATAAACGAGTACGGTACTCGCGTAACGTCTTTCAAGGCTTACGACGTAAGAGCGACCGAGAGCGGTCTTCTTCTGGACGCCGACAAGATAATAACCGACTTGTCTTCTTCTGTGGTCTCACGTCATATAAAAGCGCTCGGAGACGATAAAGAGCGTATCGCGCTCATTAACGAGTATCTCGTAAAAGCTGTCGCCGAGAGCCCGTACACGTCGAGCGAAGTCGGCGTACTGGGCGGCGAAGTCGTAGTCGAGAAGAGAAAGAAGACCACAGAAGAAAAGCTTACAGAGCTCATAACTCGACCGAAAGACTTTGTAACGACCGTAGATAGAATATCGACGCAACTTTTCCAGAATGGACTTACGCGACCGCTTGACGCCGACGCCGGCGCTCTCTGGGACGTACGACTCGACAATCAGAGAAGCGGTAAAGTCTTCGCGAGAGCGGCTATCGACTATAAAGAGCTTATCGAGAGCGGAAAGCTCGAACACTTGCCGACGCTTACCGCGAAGCATTATATCGTACACGACGCTATCATAACTCAGCTTCTCGCCGGTAACCGTAAAATGAGCTACGAGATGATTTACCGAGCTATGACCGGAAAAGTAACCGGTAAAGTCGAAGTACCAGAAGATATGATAGCGTTTATCGACGAGTCTCTTCTTCTATTCAGTAGTCGCGTACAACTCAAGTACAAGGGCAAAAACCCAGACGGCGACGAGATCGACGTAGACTTCGACGAGCCGCTCATTACTTTTAATCGAGCGTCGGCGCGGCTTAACGGTAAGCTCGTCGGTAAAGTGGTCGTCATACCAGAAGATACGCGCTTCGACCCGTTGCTCTTGAAATGGGCTCGAGCAAACGGTAACGAGATCGACACAAGAGATATAAGGCTTCTGGACGTACCGCGACTCAATAACGGCGACGAGAGTCTTCTTCTCAAGATGTGCTTATATCGGCGTATCGTAAAAATGAGAAACACTTTCGAGAGAGTGAAGAAGAGCCGTACCGAGCTCGCCGAGAATCTTCGTACGATACGATACGACTACATATACGAAGCGCTCGGTCTTAGTGCTGAGTCTCTCTCGAAAGACAAGCGGCACGATATAAAGAGCAAGCTCGACCGTTGTATGAGCTATTGGAAAGCGAACGGTCTTATATCTGACTTCGAGCACAAGAAAGACAAGAGCGCCGGTAACCAGTATTACGCCGTTACGGTCTCTTTCATGCCTAAAGAATGAGCGAGGGGACTACCCGAAAACAGGCAACGAGACTACCCGAAAACAGGCAACCGGACTACCCGAAAATAGGCAACCGGGACTACCCGAAAATAGGCAACCGGCACAACGTCCAAAACGACCCGAGAAGCCTTGATTTATCGAGCTTTTCGAGCTTCTCGCTCTGGGTGATTATGTAAGGTATTATGTACTTAATGTATATGATAGCGCTTAAGAAGCGCTCTATCTCTTA